AGAATGGCAAAAGCAAATGTTGTATCTAAACATTCAACATGGGTATCAAGTATAACTAAACAAGCTGACCAATTAAAGATAGGCTTGAAAGCATATAGATATTTAAGCGAGGGCATAGAACTTGCAACCGAATTAGGTATCAATGTAGATGAAGCTGAATTAGTTAAAACTAATTCAACAGGCTTGACAATTTATAACCCTACAAATCTAGCTAACATGATTAAGGGTATGAAGAATAAACAATCAACCAACACTAGAGAAGCAAAAATACTAGCGAGAAAACAATATGAGAGTGTGAACTAACATTTGACACATAGGGCTATCTGTAATAGGATAGTCCTATAAACAAAATAGAAAGGTATACAATGTTTTACATAACTTACTTCGCAAAGAAACACGCAAAGTTTATCACACGTAAAGGTCAGTATGATAAACCAGACGGAACACCTAGTGATAAGGGTTTATACACTACAAAAAATGGTAAATCTTGTTTGAACTATTGGGATTTAGACGCAGACGGTTGGAGAAATGCCACTGGGAAAGTGCAAATAAAAATATGATTGATTACAATTTAATATTATATATCGGTGTAGGTTTTATGATTGTAGGTTTTTTATTATTTGTCGTATCAGAAATGATGGCAGCACACTACGACAGAAAACTATGGAAACTGAAAGAGAGGAAAAAATGGAGGGAATAGAAATTATGATAGCAATAATAGGGGCAGTTGTAATACTGACATTTTATATATGAGCGATTATAAATGGTGCCATGGTCCTAAGTGTCATAAGTCACATACACAGGACAGGATAAGAGGTAGTAAAGGTAGCAAGGTCCTAAGAACTAAAAAAGTAAAACAATATGAATATCATCAAGATTCTTTTCTTAAATACTTTTGTAGTCAAGGTTGTTACACTCAGTTTGCTAACACACACGCAGAACGTATAGTTGCAATCGCACCACGTAACACGCCACTTGAAACACCGATTGATGTAGTAAAAGAGGTTAGGCAGAATAGTTGGGATAACAGCGATTACATAACTACAAACATAACTGAACGAGGGGTTGACACACAAACAGAATAGGACTATAAGGGATATTGAAAGGATATATATATATGACAACAAAGATTAAAACAACGAACCCCTACTCTGGTCAGTCAGCAATGTTAACTGAACAGGAACACAAACTATACATGGACATTAAGACTGCAGAAGTTAACGAGGACTACGATACAATGCAAAAGAAATTAGATAAGTTTAGCAGGTTAAATGTACCAGCATACATGACACTACTAGACTAACAATCAATCACAGGTTGTGCGCCCCTGCGGGGCGCGCTTCTATACAAACATCAATAGAGGTACCAGCATAGGTTGCATTTTTGCGCAGTCTATGTTGTTTGTTTTATACTGTATAAAAAGGGGTCCCTATATCTACCCTTTATTGCTTGATTTAGACGGTCTTAGCCTGTAAAAACGTTGTGGGTTCCAAAATCAACCTTAAAAAATTTTGCAAAAAAATATATGGAAATAGACTTAGAAAAAATAAAAAAATTACCCCCTGACGTACGTAAAGACTTTATGAAGATGTACTTAAGGTTTAGTGAGAAGAAAAAAATATCACATATACAGTCTGATTTTTTAAGCTTTGTAAAACACATGTGGCCAGATTTTATTGAAGGTGCACATCATAAAATTATTGCAGATAAATTTAATCAATTATCTAAAGGTAAAATTAAAAGACTTATTGTTAATATGCCACCAAGGCATACAAAGTCAGAGTTCGCCAGTTCCTTGCTGCCTGCCTGGATGATCGGTAGAAATCCAAAACTAAAAATTATTCAAACAACCCACACAGGAGAACTAGCCATACGGTTCGGGCGTAAGGCAAAAACATTAATGGACACAGAAGAATACAAATCAGTATTCCCAACTAGACTTAGAGAAGATTCACAAGCAGCAGGTCGCTGGGAAACTGCACAAGGTGGCGAGTATTTTGCATCAGGAGTCGGGGGTGCTATTACAGGTCGGGGTGCAGATCTATTAATCATTGACGATCCACACTCAGAGCAAGACGCTATGAATTTAACTGCTCTTGAGAGAGCTTATGAGTGGTATACATCAGGACCACGACAACGTTTGCAACCAGGTGGTGCGATTGTCTGTGTAATGACCAGATGGAACGTAAAAGATTTAACGGGTATGTTATTGCAATCACAAAAAGAAGCAAAAGCAGACAAATGGGAACTTATAGAGTTTCCGGCAATCATGCCAAGTAAGAAACCTGTGTGGCCAGAGTATTGGAAGCTAAAAGAGCTAGAAGCTGTTAAGGCATCTATCTCTATTGGTAAATGGAATGCACAATGGATGCAAAACCCTACATCAGAAGAAGGCGCAATTATAAAACGTGAGTGGTGGAAGAAATGGGAACACGATAGCATGCCAGCGCTAGAACACATTATACAATCTTATGATACTGCGTTTATGAAAAAAGAGACTGCCGATTATTCTGCAATTACTACATGGGGTGTGTTTAGAGAGTCAGAAGACAAACCTGCAAGTTTAATTTTAGTTGATGCAATCAAAGAACGGTTAGAGTTTCCAGAATTAAGGCGTAAAGCATTAGAGCAATATAAGTATTGGCAACCCGAGACAGTATTAATAGAGGCAAAAGCATCTGGACTGCCTTTGACCTATGAACTTAGAAACATGGGTATACCTGTAGTAAACTTCACACCATCAAAAGGTAATGACAAGCATACACGTGTTAATTCAGTTGCACCTTTATTTGAATCTGGTATGATATGGGCTCCGACCCATAAGAATTTTGCGCAAGAGGTTATTGAAGAGTGTGCAGCGTTTCCTTATGGCGATCATGATGACTTAGTCGATTCAATGACTCAGGCTGTTATGCGATTTAGGCAAGGAGGCTTAATCCCCCATCCAGAAGATTACAAAGACGAAGAGATTATAAAAACTAAGAAGGTTTATTACTAATGGGTGGCATAACACTATTACAAAAATTACAAAAACTATATGGCGCAAGAGCTGTAAGTGACAGGTTGGGGAAAATGACAAACGTTCAAACCACAGCCCAAGGCGCTAACAATCCTTTTGCTGGTACCTTTAGCAAAAAATATCTTGGAAAAAACCAAGACGGTATAGACGAAGCCCATAACGTTATAATGGATAATATGCAGTTTGCTTTTGGAAATCAAAACCCACAGCAAATGAAAAATTTTGAAACTAATGTTAACATATTGTTTGATATGAAGTTTCCACCAGCAGCACCAGCTAAAGCTGAAGCCGAGATACTAGATTTAAGCACCAAGAAACAAGTGACAGGAAAAGGTTTAGATTCTTTAAAAAAAGATTTGGGCTTACCACAAGGTGTTAATAAATTTACTGATCTACAGGCAAGAGAATACAGCGCTAACACTGAATCATATAGAAGACCTATTATTAGACAGATGTTATTAAAAGATACTAAAATAAAGTTACCTGATGATGTTAGAAAAAGTTTAGAAAACAAAGCTGACTTACAAAGAGGAGCTGATCCTAAAATGGATCCGTTAATATTATTAAATGAATACTATGATGTTAATTTTGCTAAATTAGACGAGTTAGAAGATATTAGATTTACAGCAAGAAACGAAACAGAAGCAGCAGATGAGTTTCTTAAAAAAGGTGGATTAGAGCCTAAGAAAGATCTTGGAGATAAGTTAAAAGATTTACCCGATGATATTGATCCTGATGCAATGGCAATTGGTGGTAGAGTTGGTTATGGCAAAGGCGATTTAGTTACAAAAGGAATTCCTGCTTTAATAAAAAAAATAAAAGATAAATTTGGTAAAAAAAGTATTACAACTGCAGATAAAATAAAACAACCTCAATCAGCATTAGACAGAAAGATGTTTGAAGATTTTAGTAAAAGAACCTCTTCTGCAAAAACTGTAGCCCCTGAAAATAAAATGACAAAAACAATGATAGACGAAGGTTATGCTGATCCAGAATATTTGGATCCTAATGCATTAGATATGTATGGTAAACCCATTACTATGGACAAGGCGTTTTTTGACAAGACTAGAGAACAGATAATGAAACAAATAAACGAA